CATGTCTACCGCCACCGGCAGCCGCTTGCTTAGGATGTAATATTTCGGCCACATCCGGGGAGCCTAGCAGTCGCCCACACTTTTCTGAACCCCGTTGCCTTGTAAAATGTCCAAAAATTCTGGAAAGTTTTTCTCACTTGTCGCGAGATGGGGATTTGAACCATTGCAACCCAAACAGGTGCGCGGCTTGTGTTAAGCCTCGGCGGCGATGGGTAGCCTGTTGAAGCCGGGGCTTTTCAATCAGCTTTCGCCGCTTCATAGCCTGTGTTGCGGCGGGAAACCCGGTGGTGGCGGCGATAGTCCTTGGTTCGCCCCCGCGTCTGTAGTCGTCACCGCCGGGGCATGATTAGATGCGGCTAGGCGAAAAGCCGAAACGGTCGGCGACATCTTGGTTGTTCCGGTGATCGCCGTTCCCTGCCGCGTCGTTTTTGAAAGAGGGGACATGAACATCAAGCTGACCGTCAGCCAGCGCGAGGCATTCGAGCGCATCAGGTGTGGTGGCATTCCGAACTGCAAGTGGAGCGATATCGACGTTCTGATCGCGGCCGGACTGATCGAACGCAGCGGCTATGAGACCCGGCGCGACGCGATGGGCGTCTATCACACCCCGAATTTCGTCGTGAAGGGGGAAGCGATGACGGTTGAGAGAGAGCTTGCAGAAAACGCGTATAACTGCAAATTCTGCGGATCATTTCTAAGCGATGCCGATCCCGCGCATTGTCCCGATTGTGGGCGGCCCTGTGAATTGCTGGTAACGGAAGCCATGATCGATGCCGGTCTGGAAGCCCACGCCAAGGGCGCGCCGTTTGAAAGTCCGTTTGGCGAGCGCGGTTCATTCGCGGTTATCTATCGCGCGATGCGTCACAAAGCGGGCCTGTAGTGGATTTGCCGCGCTGCAAAATCTGCGGCGAGCGGCACCGGCTCGGGTTCTGTCCCGGCCTAGAAGACTTGCCGGTGGTTTGCAAGATTTGCGGCAACCGCCATGGCGGGCCGTGCCCGCAAGTCAATGCCGAAGTAAGTTCCGCGCTGTTGGCGCGGCAGCGTAAGGCAACCCCTGAAACCGGGACGCGGGGAGCGCCGCCCGCGACACCTTATATAGAGAGTGTGAAACCGCCTCGGGTCAGCCGCCACACGCTAGGCCGCCCCAAAGGTGACGCGCGATGGAAAACCTTGGAGGCACAAGCGCCTTGGAAGGCCGAAGGCGTCTCGCGGCGGACATGGTACCGAAAGCAGAGAAAATGACGGGTGATTGATGGGGAAATTGAGCGACCGGGCGCTGATCGATTTGGGCAGGCTAGCGGGCGAACGCTCGGTGGCCGTGGTCGATGACGTACTGCAACTGATCGATGATGACACCCAAGCCTACACCATCATGCTGTCGGTCGCGGCCAATCTCGCCATCAACGCCGCGCATCTGATGCAGGCGGGCATGACGGTGCAGAACGGCAAGCAGCCGGATATCGCCGATTGCACCTATCAGGTGATGAAGCACATGGCGGACCTGTTGGGACTGCAAACCAAGCTCGTCACCAAGGGAGGCAAATCATGCAAAACCTAGGACTAATCCTGTTGGTGTTCGCCTTTGTGATTGGCTGCATCGCGACCCGGATCGCCGTGGTCGGCGCATGGTCGCTGCTACCGCTTGCCGTTGCGCTGTGGATCGCTAGCGAATTGATCGGCGGCCTTGGCCGCGTCGCCGGGCTGCACTAAAATGCGAGTGAACGTCTACGCCGAAGAAATGCCGGATACCCCGCGTGTTGAGATCATCGAAAAGGAAATCGATGGTCAAAAATTCACCGGGCTGCGCATCTATCTTGAACTGCCGGTGACGCGGATGCGTAATAACGGTTTGGTCGAACAAGTCTCGGGTCCATTCATGCACCGGCCCGGCGATGACGACAGCGCGGCGGTGACGTTTTGGGGTAAGCGCGATCTGCGGGTGACGATGCGCCGCGCGCTCGAATTGCTCGACGCGCATTACGACAAGGCTAGATAAAGCCCTTATCCAGCGCCAGCCATTCCGGCATCGTAAAGGTGCCGTCTTGCTCGTTGTGCTCGACAAACTGTTTCGGCACCCATTCCGTCCGCTTGCCATCGTAAATCCGAAAGGCTTTTTCGGTTTCGCCGCGCAACTCGCCCGCGATGTCGATTAGTTCGCGCTTGCCCATAAGCGGCCCTCCCAAAAAGGTTATGAATGCACTTTACGCCGGATCAAGCCGCAGCCGAAATGCTGCGGCGGCGGCGCTTGCGTCTCAGTCTGGAATTTTGGTGCCGTGAAAACGGCTACATCCCGGCCAAGCACCATCGATTGCTCATCAAGCATCTGGAGGATTTGCGCACAGGGGCCATCGACCGGCTTGCGGTGTTCATGCCGCCGGGCAGTGCGAAATCGACCTACGGATCGATCCTGTTTCCGGCCCATATCCTCGCCAACGATCCCAAGGCGCTGATACTGGCGGCCTCGCATACCACCGAACTCGCCGAACGCTGGGGCAGGCGGGTGCGAAATCTGGTCGGCGAGCATGCGGAAGAACTTGGCGTCCAGTTGCAGCCCGACACCCAAGCCGCAGGCCGTTGGGGCTTGGTGCAAGGAGGGGAGTACTACGCCGCAGGCGCGTTGACCGGCATCGCCGGTTTCCGCGCGCTCTATGGCCTGATCGACGATCCCATTAGAAGCCGACAGGACGCCGACAGCGCATTATTAAGAGATCGCTTGTGGGATTGGTACCTCAACGATTTTCGTCCGCGACTTATTCCGCGCGCGCGACAGCTTCTCATTCAAACCCGCTGGCATGAAGACGATCTGGCGGGCCGCGCGCTCAATCACATGCCTTGGACCGTGTTGTCGTTGCCTGCCGAAGCCAAGGAAAATGACGCGCTCGGGCGCGAGGCAGGCGATTTTCTTTGGGACGATGACGATTACGGTTACGGCGCACAGCTTGCGGGCTTGAAGGACACTACCCCGCCCCGGATTTGGTCGGCGCTGTACCAGCAGGAGCCTACGCCGGAGGAAGGCGACTATTTCAAGCAGCAATGGCTGTTCCCGATTGAAGTGATGCCGGACATCCGAACGCTGCGTTGCTACGGCGGCAGTGATTACGCCGTCACCAAAGACGGCGGCGACTATACCGTGCATGCCGTGGTGGGGATCGATCCCGAAGACAAGATGTACTTGCTGGCGATCTGGCGCGGCCAGAAAACTTCCGATGTCTGGATCGATGCGTTTTGCGATCTGGTTTTGAAATATCACCCGTTGGCGTGGGCGGAAGAACAGGGCCAGATCAAAGCCGGTGTCGGCCCATTTCTCGACAAGCAGCAGCGCGCGCGGCGAGCATGGGTGGTTCGCGAAGCTTTCCCGACCCGTGGCGACAAGGCTGTCAGAGCGCGCTCGATACAGGGCCGCATGAGCCTGAACGGGCTTTATGTGCCAGCGAGCGCGCCGTGGCTGGCGGATTTCCGATCTGAACTGTTGAGTTTCCCGGCGGGCGTTCATGACGATCAGGTCGATGCGCTCGGCCTCATCGGTCAACTGCTCGATGTCATGGTCATGGGCCAACTGCCAAAACCGAAGGTGAAAATGTTGCCGAAGCACGATTACAAGGCCATCGAATACAAATCAGGGGCCGCCGACCCGATGGTGTTGTGATGCTCGATTTCGACACGGCGAGCCGTCGTCAACCAACGCCTAATATAGAGAGAGGCGGCGTTGATGAGGATGAAGATCAGGAACTCGTCAACAAGCTGCGGACCCAGTTTGAAAATTACGCCTCGGTCAAATTCCGCGAGATCGATGAAGCGCGTTTAAGCTGGCGCTATTATCACGCCGACCAATGGACCCCGGATCAGTTGAAGATATTGAAAAAGCGCGGACAGTCCGCCATCACCTTCGACCGCACTTCATCGAAAATCAACTCCTTGGTCGGCACCATCCGCAAGCTGCGGACGGATTGCAAATGCTATCCCAACACCCCGAAGGGCGAGGACGGCGCGGAAGTCGCGACCCAAACCGTCCGCACCATTCTCGACGCCTCGCAATTCGAGGATATCGAAGTTGAGTGCGTCAGGGATGCCTCGGTGCAGGGCATCGCGGTAGACGAGTTGATGCTGATCGCGGGCGATCACGGCGACCCTGACTTGCGGTTCGATTACCGCGATCCCCGCACCTTCTTTTACGATCCGCGCTCGACAAGGCCGGATTTCGCCGACAACCGCTTTCACGGCATCTACAAATGGGCCGACGCCGACGAATTGAACGAGCTTGCGCCGGGAGCCAGCGATCTCGTTCGCAACAGTCATACCGATGACGGTTACTGGACCGCGTTCGATACCGACCGCGAAGTCCTCTGGCGCGACACCCAAAACCGCATTCGCCTTGTCGATCACTGGTATCACGATGGCGAGATGTGGCGTTGGTGCGTCCATGCCGGTTCCGTCGTGATCCTGAAAGGCGACAGCCCGTTTTACGATGAGCGCGCCAAGTCGATTTCCAAATACTTTGCGTTCGCCAACCAGATCGATATCGACGGCGATCATTACGGATTTTGCAGGCGGTTGCGCGGCCCGCAGGATGCGATGAACCAGCATCGCTCCAAATCGATCCACATCATGAACACGCGGCAATTGAAAATCCGCGAGGGAGCCGTTGACGATGTTGAAGTCACTCGACGCGAAGCCGCCCGGCCCGATGGTACGTTGGTTTATCACGGCGCGAAGGACGATCTTGAAATTATTCAGCCAAGTCAGGAGTTTTTACAGCAAACCCAATACTACCAAGACGCCAAAGCCGAAATAGACAATTTCGGTCCCAATCAGGCGTTGGTCTCGATGGGACAGAATACGAGCGGCCGCGCCTACAACATGGCGCAACAGGCGGGGCTGGCCGAACTCGGGCCGTTCTTGAAAAACTACCGGATGTGGAAGCTCTCGCAATATCGCGCGGCGTGGTGCGCTGCGCAGCGCTACTGGACGGCGGAACGGTTTTTGCGCGTCACTTCCGATCAAGGCATCGCGCAATTCATGCAGATCAACGGCGTTCAACTGGATCAGTACGGTCAGCCGCAGCTTGTCAACGCGCTCGGCCAGATCGATGTCGATATCCATATCGATGAAGGCCCCGACACCGAGACCATCATGGGCGACGTGTTCGATACCCTGATGGCGCTGGCGCAGAACAACGTACCCGTGCCGCCGCAGGCGATCATCGAAGCGTCTTATCTTCCGGCTTCCGAGAAAAAGAAACTCAATGCCATGATCTCGCAGCCCGACCCGATGAAGATGCAGGCGGCGCAACTCGAATTGGCCGACAAGGCCGCCACGACCGACAAGACCAAATCGCAAACCATACTGAACGTCGCCAAGGCGCGGACGGAAGGCGCACCGCAGGCACCACCGCAGCCGCAGACGCCGTTGCAGACGGCGCAACAGATCGCCGACATCAGGGAAACCAACGCCACCGCCGAACACAAGCAGGCCAGCGCCCGCAAGCTTGACCATCAGGCGTTGCTCGCGCCGCTCGATATGTTCATGGAACATGCGCAGCGCACCGCCGACCGCCTGACCAACAGCGCGCACAAGAACGCCGACCGCGCCGCCGCTCGCACCAAAATTCCGCCCTCGGGCGTTTAAGCCTTCGTCTGCGGCGCACGAAAGCCGCCGCAACGGCGCTGTGACCGGATTTCACAGCCACGTTTGCCGGACACGAAAGCCCGGCCACGCATGCGGGAGCGATATCCCGACAGGTGAACCACATGGCTGACGACGAAAAAACTGTGCCCTCGGGCACAGACGATACTGCTTTGCTCGGTGAAGTCCTGACCTCGTCGTTAAAGGACAGCGAGATCACGCAGGACGACAGCGCGCCAAAACCGCCAATCGCGCCAGAGCCGACCGTTCCGGCCGGACGCTTGCGCGAGGAAGCCGAACGGGCGCGCAAGGCCGAAGGCGAGCGCGATGATCTGCGGCGACGCATGGACGAGTTCATGTTGCGTCAAGCGCCGCCGCAAAAACCCGAACCGCCCAAGCGCAGCGACGTGTTTGAAGCGCCTTCCGCTTTCGTGCAGGAGGAAGTCAAACCGTTGCTTG